GGATCAAAGGTTGTAGCGGCTGCTACTTCATCAAGCGCCATCCGCGGTGGATCTTATAATCTAATCTTCCTCGACGAGTTCGCGTTCGTGCAGCGTAATCTAGCCGATCAGTTTTTTGCTTCTACGTATCCTACGATTTCATCTGGTAAGACAACCAAGATTATTATCGTTTCTACGCCTAACGGTATGAATCATTTCTACAAGATGTGGACTGATGCGACTGATGGTAAGAGCGAGTATAAACCAATCGAGATTCACTGGTCAGACGTTCCTGGTCGAGATGAGGAATGGAAAAAGCAAACCATCGCTAACACCAGCGAAGAACAGTTCCGTCAGGAGTTTGAGTGCGAGTTCATTGGATCGTCACATACGTTGATCCATCCAATGAAGCTCAGAGAACTAGTATGGGCTCAGCCAGTGAAAGATAAGTTCGGATTAGATATCCACGAGATGCCTGATCCACGGAAACTGTATATTGGCGTGTTTGACGTATCTGAAGGCGTAGGAGGAGACTACTCCGCTATGTCTATCTTTGATGTGACTCAGTTCCCATACAGACAGGTGGCTAAGTTCAGGAGTCGAGAAATCACTCCACTTATGTTCCCAGACGTGATCTATCGTTTCGCAAAGATGTATAATAACGCATGGATACTAGGTGAAACGAATAACATTGGTCAGCAGGTCGTTCAGTCTCTATTTACAGATCTTGAGTATGAAAATGTAATCGCTACATTCACTAAGAACAAGAATATCAAGGTTGGCGGCGGATTCAGTTCTCGATCAGCTTTTGGTATTCGAACAACGAAATCTGTTAAGAAAATTGGTTGTTCGAACTTAAAAACTATTGTGGAGTCCAATAAACTCGTTATCAACGACTTTGATACTATTGAAGAGCTGACTACTTTCGTTGAAACTAAGGATACATACAAGGCTGAAGAGGGGTGTCATGACGATTTGGCGATGACTTTGGTGCTCTTTGGATGGCTTATCACTCAGCCATACTTCAAAGATTTGACAAATAATGATATCCGCAGAAACTTAGCGAACGAAACTATGAAAGAAGTTCATGAAGATATCCTTCCAGCAGGATTCATAGACGACGGTGGAGCCGTCCAATCCATGGAAGATTCAGGAGATCCTTCGTTCGGAGCTGGGTTTGACGATATGAGATTTGGATAAAAGTCCTTTTTTTATAAATAAAACGAGTAGGATTTAAGGCACGAAGAAGCATACTTCGTTACATAAAAGGAGATAAGTCCGATGGGTTTCCAAGTTTCTCCAGGTGTAAATGTAAGTGAGATTGATCTCACAACCATTATCCCTGCCGTCAGCACGACAACTGGCGCATTAGCTGGTCATTTTAAGTGGGGTCCTGTTGGGCAGCGTGTTCTTTTAGATTCAGAGGACACACTCGTAAAACAGTTTACTGCACCAAATGGTAATACATATGTTGACTTTTTTACAGCTGCAAATTTTTTAGCATACGGAAACGCTTTATACACCGTTCGTGTAATTAATGAAGCTGGAACAAAAAGCTCTAACACATCTCGCGCAAGAAATGCGATTGCTCAGTCTGGTAATACTACAAACACAATCATTAAAAATGAAGATGATTATGAAAATAATTATTCTTCTGGTATCACTGGTGTTGGTGGTTGGGTTGCAAAATATCCAGGTGAGTTAGGTAACAATCTTCGTATTTCTGTTTGCTTGACTGCAAACGCATATGAAAGCTCTATTTCTGGAACTTGCTCGTTTACGAATAACTCAACAACTGTTACTATTGCTGCAACTGGCGGAGCTAATACAAAAGTTGCGATTGGTGACATTTTAATTTTAGGCCCAGATAAGTTGCAACATAAAGTTGCTTCAAAATCTGGTAACACCATTACGCTTCAAACAAAATACGTTGGTAATACAGGAACTCAAGCAACAACAACTCGTCGTTGGGAATATTACGATTATGTTCCATCTGCTCCAGGTACTTCAGCAGATGCAGCTAAGTATGGCGGTTCAGGTGATGAAATGCACGTTGTTGTTGTTGATGCTAAAGGTGGAATTACGGGAGTAGCTAATACTATTTTAGAAATTCATCCAGGCTTATCTAAAGCGATTAGCGCACATTCTGAAAATGGAACTTTAATTAGATACAGCACTTATTTGAATAAAAACTCACGTTGGATTTGGTGGGCTTCACATATTACAGGTATCAACGGCGGTAAGCACGTAAATTCTGGTTTTGCTTGGGGAGCTGGTGCTCAATCAATTCCATTAGATTACAAATTTTACAACGGCCGCGATGGTGCAGCGCCTCTTTCAGCAGATTACATCAATGGATATAATCTGTTCAAATCTGCCGAATCTGTAGACGTATCACTGATTCTTGGTGGCGGTCAGTCAACTTCAACAGTGCCTATTCATATTATTAACAATATCGCAGAATATCGTAAAGATTGTATCGCTATCTTTTCACCACGTCAAGCTGACGTTGTTAACAACTCAGGTTATGCTGGCGCAGAAGTTGACGATATTGTTGCTTTCCGCAATTCGTTGCCATCAACTTCTTACGCAGTCATCGACTCGGGATGGAAGTATCAATACGACAAGTATCGTGACGTATTTGTATACGTTCCTTGCAACGGCGATACAGCTGGAACGATGGTTCGCACAGATATTGAGCGTGATCCTTGGTACTCACCAGCTGGATACAATCGTGGTCAGATTAAGAACGTTGTAAAGCTCGCATTCAATCCTAATAAGAGCGAACGTGATGCCCTTTATAAGGCTGGTATTAATCCAATCACAACGTTCCCAGGCGAAGGAACTATTCTGTTCGGTGATAAGACAATGCTGACAAAGCCATCAGCGTTCGACCGTATCAACGTTCGTCGTCTGTTCATTGTTCTTGAAAAGGCAATCGCTACAGCAGCCAAGTATACTCTGTTCGAGTTCAACGATGCGTTTACTCGTGCTCAGTTCAAGGCTCTCGTAGAACCATTCCTTCGTGACGTTCAGGGCCGTCGTGGTATCACAGACTTCCGCGTTGTTTGCGACGAAACAAACAATACGCCAGAAGTTATTGACCGCAACGAGTTCATTGGTGACATTTACATCAAGCCTGCTCGTTCGATCAACTTCATCCAGCTCAACTTCGTTGCAGTTCGCACGGGTGTTGACTTCACTGAAGTTGTAGGAAAGTTCTAATCGGCGAACTAAATACTAGAAAGGATAGGGAGAAAAACTAATGCCCTTTAATGTATCATCATTCGCCGCAAGAGGTTTACCATATGGTGGCGCAAGAGCATCTCTTTTCGAGGTGTTCTTGACGCTTCCAGCTGGCATCGCAGAGCCAACTGCCGAACAGCAGTTCACTTTCGTATGTAAAGCTACATCAATCCCCACATCAACAGTAGGAACAATTGAAGTCCCATACTTTGGTCGTAAGGTAAAGATGGCTGGTAATCGCACGTTTGAAAACTGGACAGTAACAGTTCTCAACGACGAAGACTTCCTGGTTCGTAACGCTTTCGAACTGTGGAGCTCATATATCAACTCACACGAAAACAATCTTCGTAATCCGTCAGTAATCACTGAGCAAGGTCTCGCTTCATATCGCACATCAGCTACAGTCCGTCACTATGCTAAGACGGGCGTATTCGCTGGTGGTACTACTTCTGGTGACGCTGCTATTCCTACTCGTGAATATACTTTCGTGAACATTTTCCCAGTAACAGTTGGAAATATCGAACTGAACTGGGAAACAACTGATGCTATCGAAGAATTCACTGTAGAGTTCGCATACGATTACTGGACTGTTGACGCTGACGTTAACGGTAGGGTGATCAACGAGTAATTTGATCGCCGTTTTGTTATAATTAGATTGAAGGAAAATTAATGGCGATCGAATTATTTGGCTTCCGTATTGGGAAGGACGAAGATACTGCTGAAAAACAAGCAGTTCAGGTTCCTTCCTTTGCACCTCCACCTAATCTTGACGGAGCGATGGAAGTCGCGCCTGGTGGCGCATACGGAACATACGTTGATTTAGAAGGTACAGCTAAGAACGAAGCAGAACTCGTAACTCGATATCGCGAAATGTCGATGTATCCAGAGTGCGAGTCTGCCGTAGATGACGTTGTTAATGAAGCCATCATTTCAAATGAACATGATGATCCAATTTCACTTAATCTCGACAAACTAGAACAACCAGAGAGCGTAAAGAAAAGAATCAAGGAAGAGTTTGATGAAGTTATCAAGCTCCTTGATTTTAATAATACTGCTTATGAAATTTTCCGTCGTTGGTATATCGACGGACGTTTGTTCTATCACATTATGATCGACACAGCTCAACCTCGCAAAGGTATCCAAGAGCTGCGTTACATCGATCCTCGTCGTATTCGTAAGATTCGCCAGCCAATTAAGAGAACGCCAGTTGTTGGTCAAAACTCTAAACTGATTGCTCCTCCCTACGAAGAATACTATCTCTTCAATCCAGCAGGTCTTTCATCTGGTACACTCACACAGGGCGTAAAGATTTCGAAAGATGCTATCTGCTACGTTCACAGCGGTTTGCTTGACGCTCGCAATCAAATCAATTAAGGGTTTACAAGTAGAAACTTTTGCAGATCTTTATGCAGGAGTTGGAGTGTTAGCTCATTCATTACTGCAAGAATTCCCACTTGCCCAAGGTTTTGTTGTTGAA